CTTCAGTGGAGTAAGCCTCCCACGTTGAAGGCATGTATTGGTGGCAACCTTTCTCGCCGGAAGCACCGCTGGCAGAGCAGTCGGAACCGCTTTCAATAGTCGCCAGTGTTTCGGTGATGGCTTGTGCCTGGTCGTATGGAACTTCTTTGATTACTACAGCTTCGGCAACAGCGAAAGGCTGAGCAATTAGAAGCGCACTGAGGAAGAAAGGAAAAATAGGCTAAGAGAGACGCACTGCTCCGAAGAGCGCTTTGCTGTTGCCTGATGTCGCCTTGAGGTGGCTTTCAAGCGAAGAAAAGAGCGCGGCTACGACTGTAGCTAGAGCTGGATTCAATACGCCTTGTAGGTTGGCGCTGTTTGCTAGGTAGGAAACTACGGAAGCAACAACAACAACCAAAAGCCCCTTGATAAAGCCTGCTTGTGCATTTGTTATTTTCATACCCTTCTATTTTACCACGGGGGTTTTCGTGTCTAGGCCCGCTTTGTGGATACTACTTTCTCGGCTCTAAGGCGTTCGATCTCGTATTTGTCGCGGTGCTGTGGACATTTCCAGTGCGGGTAAGGGTCGTCGTATCTATGGGCAGCTGGTTGTCCAGCAAAGCCGATGGGTAAGATGATGCCCTGCCAACGACAGTCGTCACAATAAGCTTGGAAATATGGTCGTAGGTTTTTCATAGGGTAGCTAGGCATAGTCTACTGCGAAGGTGCCATCGTAGTAGGGGACTGGATCAAAGGAATTGGCGGCGTCGTTGCGCTCCACATCGACCCAATCACCTTCAACCTCACGGACCCAGCGATCTTTGATGTGCGTGTGTGGGCCGGTTGTGTAGCCTGTGTTGCCAGCGGTGGCGATGAGCTCTCCTTTCTTTCCGGAGCCTTCTGTCTTCCGATAAGCCATGAGGTGCATGTAATCGATCATGACATGCGCCGGCTTCCCATCTGGAGCGCGGTACTCGTGGGTAGAGACTATGGTGAGGACACGTCCTCCGCCGTTGGGTTGCCATAGGGTGCGGTAGACGTGGAAGTCGAATGGAGCGCGAAGGCGTCCGTTCCAGCCATGAGCGATGTCGATGCCGTGATGTCGCTTGATGCCGAAGAGATTGTAGGGGACGCCCCAAGCCTGCGTTACGCGCCACGGTTGGGCTTCGTATACTAAAACTAACTCAGGTATCACGGGTTCTGGTGAAGCGGGCTCTGGAGGAAGTTTTGGAGCTTCTACGGGGGTGTCTGTAGGCATGAAGAGTGATTGAAAGAACTTTAGGAGCGGGTGAAACCAAGCCATGAGCCGATGTTTTTAGAAAGCTCCTGAAGCAGTGTGATGAGCTGTTTGATAATGCGAATGGCGAGAGGTCTGTCTTTTGGAAGGATGCCTGTTCGGTTCTCGCGCATGAAAACAATGATAGCACTGCCGAAGTCATAATATGGCGCGAGCGTCTTCTCAAATGGTGGATATTGGTCGCTGATGACTGGGTTGTGGCCGTCGTAGCGAAGCAAGAATACGAGATGATTATCGTCGCCGGTTTTGACGTACTCTCCGCCTTCTTCGTCCCACGCGTAAACAGAAACAGCGATTGGCCCACGTTTTATGGCCTGCTTTAGTCGTTGATGTTTTTCCTCTGGTAGATAGTGAGTGAAGGGTTTGATGACCCATTCTGGCTCTATCTCCAGACCGCGAAGAACAAGCTCGCCTTTACGCACAAGAGCCCTGTAGTCTGCGGAGCTCTTCGGTGGTGAGTAGTATTCATCCCAAGTGTTGATGTCGTCGGAGAAGGGCAAGTCGTCTTCAGGAATTGCGCCAAGTTCGGTGGCGATCTTCGATATGACCTGCCAGGGATCGTTCCCTTGAGGCGTAGTGCCAGTGCCAATAGCAGTGTATCTGTCGGACGGATTCTTCGGGAAGAGGGAGTATTTCTTCAGCTTCGCAAGAGCGGTGATCGCCTTGTTGAAGGCGAAGTTGGTGCAGGCCATGGTTTCAAGGCCGTTGCGCCTTTGGGGCTCCTTGCTGTTCGTGTATTTCGTCCAATCCCCCTCTGGATTTATTTCTCCAGCATCCGCGCCGAGTTTCCTTGTGGCCTTGCCACTTCCCATTACCCAGTGATGTCGTTTCGCCCTTTTTAGTTTGAGGCCGTAGTTCATAGGCTATTGGGTGTCGCGTATTCCCTCGATCTTGTTGAGAAGCTTCTTAGGCAACGGCATTCCAGCCTTGCCTAGATTTTCTGCGACAGAGATGAACTCAGTTGCGGCGAGGTAGATAAGAATTGCGTTCTCGATATAGAGATTGATGCCGACCACCTGCTGGAGCAGATGACCGGCAGCGAGAAAAACAAGATAGCGCAAAAGTTTTGGCACGGAGGTGATGAAACGCTTGGAGGAGATGACCTCCTTTGAGGCGTATGCGCCCATGAGGCCGGTGACGGAGTCAAGCACGACGAGCACTACGAGTATCCAAATGAACTGGTAGAACTCCACGCCGAAGAAGAAGCCAGCAGAGATGCCGATAAAAGCAAGAAGTGTTTTGCCGACAAAGCCATCAGTGAAGGGCTGTATTGCCTCTTTGCAGGTTTGAAGTACGGGGCTGACTAGTTGGTCGGGGGGCATGCTATTCAAATATAATCATAAATGGCTCACCCGTAGCGGTCGCTTGCGGTGGCTTGATCGCTGCGTTCAGACAAGTGGAGCGCTGACTTCCCTGTGTCGTTTGCCAACCGAGAATTGACGATCCAGTAGAGACGGTGCCGTTGCTATCTCCGATACCAGCCGTACCCTCACTGCGCGAAGTTATGCCCGCCTGAGGTGAGATGTGGGCAGACGTGGAGTTGTCAAAGATACACCAAGAGACAACCCAGGCTCCTGTTGCAGAGACAGTGAGAGATACCTCGTTGTTTGAAGTCACTTCGTTGTTTGAGCCAGACGTGTCTATCGGGCCAGTAGTGTCTGTGCCGGAATAGGATGCTGAGTTTCCACGCATCCAGCCTGACACGGACGAGCTCACCACTACATTCGCGGTCGTTACCGTTGGAGAAGCTTTGTAGTAGAGGTAGTTGTATCCATAGAAGCCGAGACTTCCTGCATCCCCATCACTTGCGACAAGCTGTGTGATGTTGGAGCCGTTGAAGGCGACCGAAGTGATGGTGTTGCCAGCTTGGAGGTTGGCACCAACCACAAGCAAGTCTCCAGCGTTGGCGTGTGACCATGTCACTGATGTAGCGTTTGCGTCTGCGCTGGCGGTGGAAGAGTCGTAGGTAATCGCCGCCTCTACGGGAGTGGCGAGAGCTTCAAAGACGTTGAGGTACTCGTCCTTCTTTGGGTTCGCGTTAATACCTTCAGTGACAGCGTTGGCTTTCCCCATTCGCGTGTATTGCTCGTCTGGTATTTGGATATAGACCTTGTTGCCTGCCTTGTCGGCGAAAACAGAAACGGAGATTTTGCCGTTTCCGTCGTCGTCAGAAAGTAGTGGTGGTTTAGGAAGAACGATGGGAGCAGAGGTAGCGACTTGTGAGAGGTCGTAGACAGCCATGTCCTCAGCAACAGCTTGCGGAGTGGTTTGATACGAGTAGAGGAGTGTCATCTCGCTTGGAATAATCGGAGCGAGAGAGCCTCCGAGAAGTATCACTGTGGTTGCTCCGAGTTTCCTCCACATACTAAGAGTCAGCGAACGTGTAAGCGTAGGTGCAACCAATGTTTTTGGTGGAAGCGGTGGTTGTGGTGCCTATCTCAAGCACCATGTCCTCACCTTGCACCCATGTGTTGTTCGTTGAGAGGGTGGTCGTGCCGACAGTAGAGGAGGCCACGACATAGTTTGTTCGGTTTGTGCCGTCTGAGAATTGAACCGCGAGAAAGCCAGCGTCTGTTTTACACCACCATTTCGTCATGGTGATGTTGCGCGGAGCGGGGCCTATTTTGTAGGCGGTGGTTGTTCCGGTCCAAGTCGTTGTCGTTGAGATGTTGAACTTGCCGTACTCTACTGGCGACACGACACGCGCCGCACTTCCTGCAAAATACTCAAAGTCATTGTAGGTGGTGTCAAAGCCGAACTCGCCTTCAATGGCGGAGGTGAAAGCGGCACCAACCCCAGTGACAACTCCACGCGCAAATCGGGCGATGCCTGAGAAGTCAAAGTTGGTGCCAGAGATAGCGGTAGTAGAGGCGTAGGTAAGTGTAAGGCGGTTTGACGCTGCGTTGTATGCAAACGCCGCCTCGGAATCCACGGTATTCACCGCCGTTCCGTAGATGACTTCAGTGTTTGCGATGGCAGCCGAGGTCGCCACACCCCAATACGTCCACGTTGAAGCAGAACCTCCAACAAGCGCGCCGAGTGTTCCGGTCATTGTAGCTGGGAAGCTGGTGAGGGTGAGAGAGGTGGTGGCTACTGGATAAACACCTGCACCTCCGTTTGAGACGAGTAGATTAGAGGAGGCTGGTTGAGTTGTCGTAGCAAGACCAGTCCAAGTGATGACTGAGTTGGTGCCTCCCACTTGTGCGCCAAGCGTACCCGAGCTTGTGAACGGGCCTGAAAATGTGCGGCTGGATGTTGCTACCGCGTAAACACCAGCGCCACCATTAGACACAAGAAGGTTTGATGAGGCTGGTTGAGAAGTTGTTGCCAGTCCTGTCCACGTTATGACGGAGTTCGTTCCTCCTACTTGCGCACCAAGAGTGCCGGAAGTGCTGAACGGGCCTGAGTATGTTCGTGTGGACGTAGCAACTGAAGTGACACCATTCGCGCCTGATGAGTAGAGTAAGTGGCTCTGGGTAATAGCAGAAGTGGTTGCAAGTCCCCACCAAGTCCATGTGCTGTTTGCGCCTCCTACTAAAGCTCCAAGAGTGCCAGAGAAGTTTGCAGGGAAGCTTGTCAGAGTGAGTGAGGTAGTCGCGACACCGCCTAGAGTCGTTCTGCCGGATGTCTGAGTGAAGTACGAGAGTTGCGACTGCGCGATAGTTGAAGTGGTGGCTACTTCGTAAGCCGAAGTGCCAACATCATCCGCCTCACAGCCAAAAGCGCCACCCGTCCATGTAAGGACGTTGTTAGATGAACAACTGACCAAACCGTTCGCATAGAAATTGGTCGTGCTGGCGAATGGGCCAGTGACGTAAAAAGCACCTGTGGTGGTAGCGTTCGTGGTGGTGGAGTTGGTGGCTTGGAAATTAGCTGGGAAGATGACGTGGTTGGGTAGTGAGAGCGTCCACGTTCGGTTTGCGGAGAGGTCTTGAGCTCCTGCGGAGGAGGTTATCTGATTGTCTGTGCCCGCGACTGTGAGGGTTCGTGTGTTGACCACAAACCCTGCGTCATTCGTGAAGTCGGCGAGGGTGACTGCTGTTAGATCAAGCTCACTTTCAGCTACAGTGTCGGCGTCCAGAGAGCAGTTCGTACCGTTACAGGTGAAGTCTCCAAAGTCGGCGGATTAGAGCATGTCTGGGGACACGTCATTAACGGTCAGTGCTCCAGCCGAGAGGGTGAGTCCTGCTCCCGTGAGGTCGGTGAACCAATCACTGTTTATGTTGAGCGAACCAACGCTCTGCATTCCTGTCGTCGTGGCGTTGGCGTTAATGGTGGAAGAAGCTGTTGAGAGAAACCCGTTCAGGAAGCCGAGAGTGGTAGAGGTGGCGTTGCCGTAAGAGACAGCGGTGAATGGAAATGTAGAGCCAGACCCGCACGAGGTTGTGGTCAGGACGTTGGAGCCATTGAGGGTGAGACAAAGACCGGTGCTGAGACCGGTGATCTTGATGGGGCGACTGGTGACGTTTTGCGTGATGTTGGTGCCATCAAAGCGCCACTGATCGAGTTGGTTTATTGTCCCGCCTTGAGCATGTGCGGTGCCGGCGATAGCTAGAAGCGTAAGACCGGCCAAGAGTGGAAACGTGCGGAGAAATTGCATGTTCTAGTGAAGAGTCACACATCCACAGGCGTTCGTAGCGCGGGCGTGAAGGTATGGTACGCTTTAGGTATGAGTATCATAGTGGGCGCGATAGTTGTGCTTTGGCTCGTCTTTCGCCTGCCGAAGATGTTCGACGATTAGGAAGGTGGGCGTAGGCGCGCACGTTCAGCAGCATCAATTGTGCTTTGTGCCCGTGGGCCGAGAATGATTGGTGGAAGCGGTGTGGCTTCGCCTGGTGCCGGCAAACCGAGAGGCGGACTTTTGATGAAGTCCTTCGTTTTTGTGATCGCTTCTGCCTGCGGTTGTTTTATGCCAGTTTGACCACGGAAGACACGTTCAAGAAGACTACCTTGTACTTGCCCGCCCGCCTCAGCTCCGGCGATTGCTCCAAGTGGCCCCAGTTTGGAGCCGACAATTGCTCCAACGGTTTGAGCAAAGTATTTCCCGAGTCGCCCACCAGCGACCTTTTTGCCGTCGAGTTTCTCTAGGTAGTCAAGAACGGCGAAGTGTTTGGCGAGCTCTTTGTTGAGGGATTTCACGTCTACGGAGGACGTGTGCTCTTCCACGAGCTCCTTGAGAGCCTTGGCAATCGTCTTGTCGTACTTCTTTGATGCGCCCTCGGTGAAGAAGTTGATGTTGGAGTATTTGTCGACCTTCGCGGAATGAAGGGTCTCAAGTGGGATTGCGCCGGTTTTAGAGGCGCGTCTTGCGTAGCCGGCGAGCTCCTCATCTATTTTTGACAGCGCCTTGTTGAGTTCGGCTCCCTGGATACCGGACTTGTTTATGGCAGAGACAAGCTTCTTGCGAACGAGCTCCGGTGCGATTGATCTGCCTTCTTTTTGGAGCGCTTGACTGACAAGGCTCTCGTTTCCGTCCACGAATTCCTTCGTGTACTGCTCGATTGCGCCACCAGAGCCCTTTGTGGTGACGGTGCCAGTCTTATCGACCGCGCCATGGAGCACGTCGGTCTTTGAGAGCGTGTCGATGACATCAATCCCCCGCTCAGTGCCCTTGTTGACAGCCTTACGGAGTGGAGCTTGAGAGAGGGCCTCAAGTGACTTGCGTCGGTTAGAAATGAGAGAGTCGATGCGTCCTTGAGGTGAGAAGCGCTGGCCTACAGCCTTTGCGGTTGCTTGTACTGCTGCACCGGCAAGCGGAATTCCGGCCCCAAGTGCGGTGCCCATGCCAGGTGTCAGCGCCTCTGGAACGCCTTTACCTTTCTCAAGAGCGTATCCAACATCAGAGAGATAGCCTCCGGCAGCGCCGGCAGCAGAGTTCGCAACTAACGGCGGGGCTACCTTTCCTACTAGGCCGGCTGTTCTTGCGTATGGAAACAGAGCGGCGCTTGTCTTGAGCGCGTTGGCAGCAATTTGTTTTCCACCACCCTCACCGAATTGCTTCTGGCCTTTGACAGTTATGGTGCCAAACGGAGAGGGGAGCTGTTTGTCTTGGGCGACGTACTCAGCAAGTTTCTCGTCCGAGGCTCCTAGGGCTTTGGCGATCGGCACGCCGAGTGCTTCGCCAAAACGACGGCCAGGCGTGTAGACGAGTGTGTTGATGGCGTCCTTAGCGACGCCGGCAAAAGGGTTCTCTGCTGGCTTTGCCGGGGTGCTGGACACTGGTGTCAGTTTGGAGCGGTAGCTCGGCGTGGTTGAAGCTACCGGCTTAAGTTTGTCTTTGTACGACATAAGCTATTGCGGGGTGTACCCATCGCTGAGCGCTTGCTGGTACTCCTCTATGGTGAGCTGGGAAGCATCAAATTCTTGACCATCAGGGGAGACAAGTACCTTGCTTCCTGATGGCGCGTAGATGCCAGAGGCAAAAGGGTTGTCGTAGTACCCCATCGGATTGACGAAGGTGTTGAGCCCTTGTGCGGACTTGTTCTTGAGCATCTCCTTGACGGTTACGAGACGCTGACGGAGCTCTGTTGGAGAGTATTTGGTAGAGCCGAATAGTTGTTGGTACTCGCCGTCTTCCTGCGTTCCCCATGCCGCGCCGGTGACTGAGTTTCGGTATGGTTGGATAGCAGAGGTTATGTGTGCGTTGAGCTGTGCAAGCTTCGGATCGAAGTCACGGCCAAAGACATTGAAGACATACTGACCGCCAGCCTCAAGTGCTCCACTTTTCACACCGGAGTCGATGAGAGAGATGGCCTTGTCGAGCTCTGCAATACCGACAGCCTGGTTACGGAAGTCATTCTTTACCTCGGCGGGTTGTCCCTTGAGCACCTGTGCTGCAACTAGATTGATCTTGTCGGAGTCATTGCGCGCCCTAGACATCTGAGACTGGAAGGTCGCTTGGCCGAACTTCGTTGGGATAGTAGAGAGCACCGTGCCTACGATGGCGTCTAGGTCATTGCTGTACTGATCGCCGGTTGGCGAACCACCACCACTGCCAGGCGATAGTCCCTTGGACAGGAAGAATTGCTTATTCTGCGGGTCACTCGGGTCGTAGAACATGATGCGGTCGCCCAAGTCGACGGTGGCTGAGAAATCGGGTGGAAGGTTTGGAATGTCGACAGTTTCTACCGTGACCTTTCCGGTGAGAGGGTTCTGCCGGCTGATGACGTAAGTGGACCCGACAATCTTCTTGTCGAGGATTTGGTCTTGTGGCGTGTTGAGTACGAAAGCGCCACGCAACGCCTCTGTGCTTCCAAATTGACGGGCAAGGTATTCAAATTCTTTTGGTGAGGTTTTGCGTAGACCGTCAAAAGTGACACCAGAGGCGGCAAGATTGGCGATATTCTTGGTAGCCAGGTCGCGGCGCTTCCCTTCTGTTTCGATGCTTTGCGCGTAGTCACCACGCTGAGCGCGTGCTTCAGCGATGGCGTCTTTGCGAATATCGGAGAGAATGCCCTGAACCTTCACTTCGATAGTGGAGCGAATGGCTTGATTGGCTTTCTGTCCAGCCTTCGCTGTCTCAGCAGCGGCAAAATCAGCTTCGGAAGAGCCAGAGAGACCACTGAGGACATTGCGCGCTTGTGTGGAGCGAGCGTCCTTGTCGTTGATGACAGCTTGCTCATCTAGGAGCGTCTTCTCGTAGTCGCGAAGCGAGTTGATTTCGTTCTGCGCGGAACGGCGCATGTCTCGTTCGATACTGTCTACTGACTTGGGCTGTTGGACAGCGGAGTCTGAAAGATACGTGCGCGGGACATAATCGGAGCCGGTGTCAGAGCCAGTGTCTTCTGGTGAGGTGTTGTCCTTCGTGGGGTCTTTAATCTGGGTGGGCGTGCTTAGGGTATATGCTCCTTTGAGTGCATCTTTTGCCATTGTGAGCGAATTACCCGAGAGACCGCCTTTGTCGAGGTTGGCGCTTGCTTCCTCGTATGAAACGCTTGGAGAGTACTGAGATTTTGGCGATGCGGATTGTGCAGAGCCGGCACGAACAACAGGCGCGTCTGGTGTGCCAACGGCTGAGTTGTAGGCTTTAGAGCCTTCCTTGTAGTTCTTACCGCCGATTGAGACTGTCTTGCGGGTAGCCATAGTGAGTTACCAGCGGACGATCACGAGGCCTTGACATCCCGCTCCGCCTGATCGTGCGGCACCTGTTGAGATGCCTCCTTGTCCTCCGCCTCCATACGATCCGTTGGTGCCAACAGAGCAGGCAGTTCCGTCACCGTCGCCACTGCGCCCAGCAACACCACCACCAAAGAATACGGAGCCCCCGCCCGCGCCGACGCCGAGTGTAGTACCGCCGTTTGCTCCAGCCCCTCCACAGGTGTTTACGTCACCCCCAGAACCACAACCACCAATGCCGCCAGCTGTCGACGAACTTGGGTCGTTACCCGTGCCTCCTGGGTTGGCGTATAGATAGAAACCGTTGGTGCCGAACGTGGACCATGCTCCTGCGGGCGCGACATACACCTGAATGGAGGTTGTAGCGCTTACGTCCACCACTTCGTTTGCGTAGCCACCAGCTCCACCTCCAGTACCGGATTCGCCGTTAGCATTGGCGTTTCCACCAGTGCCACCGCCACCAATTACTTCGACATAGACTTTGGAGATTCCGGAAGGAACCGCAAAAGTGGTGGTGCCGGTTGAAGTGAATACCTGTCGGTTCTTGCCGATTTGGTATGCAGGGAATGAGCCTACGTAGGTTGTTGATGCAAGACCTCCCCCAGCAGCAGCGGTGTAGAGACTAGATGTTGCAACGAACATGCTCGCGATCTGCCCCGTGCCTCCGGTGACAGGGATGACGTTCGCAGCAGTAGCGCTGTTGAAGGTTGACGTTGCGATTGATGCAGGGAGCGCGAGTGGGCCAGATGATCCGCTTGCGGTAGAGGCAGCGGCTTCAGCTCCTGTAGAAAGTTCGACAACACCTCGTGCGGAGGCAGTCGCGTCTATGACAGAAGCGCCTGAAAAGGCGGTGTCATCGACATACTTTTTATCAACGATGTCGGTTGTTGCTGTGAAAGTTGGGTGAGATGCGTACTTGAGGATGTTTGGGAACGTATCTTGCCCATTCGCCTGAGCCTTGATGATTTGAATGAGTGGGAAGTCTGTTATTTTTACAGACGCGCCACGGCGGTGTGAAAATTGAAGCGAAGCGACGGTTGTAGTGCCAGTGCTGGGGCTTATGCCACGAGATAGGCTCGTGACGCTGGTGCCAGAGACCGTCCCGCAAACGAATTCTGCTTGGCTGGTGCCCTCATCGATTGTGAAGCAGGCGTACCCAGAGAGCGTACCTCCACCTCGTGGTGCGTTTTCTGCGAGTGTTAGAGATGTCGCAGACGAACTGATAGGAGCGGCAAGGGATGTTTCAAAGACAGCGGTCGCAGCGGGGAGGCTGGCACTGAGTGTCTGGCTTTGGGGTGCAAAGAGCGATGAGAGTGCAAAACCGACGCTGAGTATGAATGCACTGACAGTAGAGAGGATGTCCATGTATGTGAGAATAAGCGAATAAGGCCACTTCGTAGCGGAGCTATTGCGTACGTGTGGGAAGGTTCTTTCGACCTTTGTTGCGTATGTCTTTGAATGTGAAGCTGTGGACCGAGACGTAACCGATACCGAGTGCTTCAATCTTTATGCGAGCACGCAAGAAGCGATCTCCAGTAATTTTGAAATCTACCTCGTAGGGCGAGGCTGTTGATGCTCCACCAGCGCCAATCGTCTTTGCGCCAAGAGTGGGAGAACCAATCGAAGTCTCAACTCCTGTGTCGACATAGTCCGCGTCTCCTTCAATAGTGAACATCTCGACGTACGGACCGCCGTCATAGGAGATAGATACTTTGAGTGACTGGTCTGGTTGAATAAGACCGTCCATCACCATGCGCCGACAGGTTTTCAGGTTTGGAGTGCCAAGCTCAAGATCGCTTGAGGTCCAATAGTTCTCAATAGTGTCTCCGTCTTCATCGAAGCCAGAGAAGAGTGTGTAGATGTTGTTGGAGATTGAATCACCGGCAACAAGAGTGCCTTGATACTCTGCAAGACAAGATGCGTAGTAGTTGAGTTTGTCCCATGCGCCAGAGACGACGTTGCGGACATACATGACGGAGTTGTAGCTATTGGCAACACCATTGGTCTTGTTCTGAACACAGAAGATTTCGTAGTCACCCCAGCGAAAGACGACACACCTTGAAAAGCCGTGGCCTGTTAGATCGAGCTCATCGGAGATAGGTGTAGGCTCAATGGTGTTGACGTTGGTTCCCTGAAGAACTTCAAGTCGGCGAAACTTCGGGTCAGCTTCCCGCGACAGGTCGGCAAATATGATACCCTCGGGTGTTTGCCAAGCAGCACGTTCGTAGGGAATGCCCACGTTTCTATAAGGGAGGTTGGTGCTGGATGTGTCATCAAGCGTGAGCTCCACTTGCCACGTTTTTTGTTCATGGAAGGCGTAGTGGATGTTGTTGATGTTGAAGATTGACATTAACTTTCCGCCTCCGTCGTCTTGACGATAGGTCTTACCTTGTCCGTTCCCGCCTACAGTGAAGTCTAGGATGCCTGTTGATGTGGCTGTCTCGTGGTAGTAGCTCGCGGTAATTGCTTGAGCTCCTGCTGGTGCGGTTGTGAAGGTGATACTGAAAGCGCCAGTGGCGTAGTTGATAGTGCCGGTGCCACCTAACGTACCAACAAGGTTGCCGTTTCTATCATCGACAAAGGTTTCAACAGTGTCGCTGATGGAGGGGTACATAATGGTTTTGCCCGAGCCCACCACGGCAAAGGTTCCGGTAAAAGTGGTGGTGACGCCGTCGCCTGTGCCGACGTTCTCGCCAGTCACTTGAGTGTAATCGGAGAGTTGGTCCTTATCGATGTAGGAGAGGTAGAGACCGGTCTTGTCGTTGTTTCCGGCTGTCGTTCCGTTGCGTTGACCGGCGAATGCGCGACCCTGTGCTACGTGAAACACATTCCATCTATGATTTGAAACAGACTGCTCTACTGCGCTACCAGGGTTCGCTGCAGGTATCTTCCACACGCCTCCTTCGGGAGTGCCGAGATATACAAATGACCCAGCGAGGTTCTGGTAGGCGCGAAACCAAACATCATCGCCGTTTGCGTTCGTAGGAAGCAGGTTCGTGCCTACTTCGACGTTATCATCAGTGGCGCTGTCGTAGTACTTCACCTTTCGGTCGTAGGAGAAGTGGAGCACGTCAGTGCCATCATAGCGGCGTGAAACACCAATGCCGGATATTCTTCCGGTTCCAGTTTGCTCAGTTTGTCCGAGGCGAGCGTAGCCACGGCGGAGTTCAATATGGTCTTTGTACTTCCCAGTGACCCAGTTGAGTGAGTCTGGTGAAACACCTGGCTTGAGTGTGGTGATGTCTTTGATCGCTGTTACCAGTCCGCCGAACTCAGAGATTGTGTAGTCCTGCATACGCTAGTTGCGATTGACGGCTCCGGCTCGCGGGTAGGAGCCAACGTCGTTTGGATCGTTGCGTTCAATTGAAGCTAGTTGCATTTCGTTGTCCCACGTAATCATAGCGTTCCGTAGGGCCTCAAGCGCGCGTGAGTTTTCCGGGAGCATCTCGCGGTTGATACTGTCGTAGTCGATAGCGCCTTTGTGGATGCCGATTGCATAGTATCCGAGCATAGGGAGGAAGCGAGCAGGGAAAGGCGACCAGACAGCCGACGCGGATGTGAGGTCGAGTGCGCCAGTGTCCTTGAGATAGTTTATGTAGAGGNNCTCAAGACGCGAGTCCCAAGGTACCTGTTTGTAGTATTCAATGCGATTGTTCCCATCAAAAAGGCGGATGGGATACTCTCCATAGAAACGTCCGCTCCAGTCAGTAATGCCTGAGGTGGCTTTGGCTGTCTGCCAAGTGTTTGCGGTAGTTACAGAGAGCGAGGTATCCGTTTTGCGGAGCACCATCCATGGACGCTCTGCTTCAATAACCGTGCGTGCGTTGTCGACTAGCACGTCTATGAGTGTAGAGCTGATGGTGGCGTCAGCGTTTAGTTCGGTGATGAAGTCGTTGAGTGCGTTTCCAGTGGAAATCATAAAGTTATGAAGTGATGGCGTCTAAATCTATACTGGGCTCCTCATCAGCATCAGGTTTCGGTTTGCCGAGTGAGAGTTTAGCCGTGCTTGGTGCGATGGCGAATTCGGTCTCTTTAACGATGCGGTCCAATTCCCCGACTACGTCTTTTGAAAAGTTTGCCTGCATGTGATTGAGGGCTTCAACGAGGTTTGAAATGCTTCCCTCAAGCATCGAAAGCTCGCGGACGGCTGACTGAATAACCTGAGCCATCGCGGTCATCTGATCCACGAGCGGAGTGGTGTCTGTCGCAGGAGTGACCGGCTTGTCTTGGATGGCTTGCTGGAGAGAGGCTATCGCTCCAAGGATGCGAGCTTCTGACTCGTCATCATCTGCTTCAGGCGCTTCGGCATCCTCAACGGCGCTGCGGAGGGCTGCGAGTGCAGAGAGAACCTCATCAAAGCGCATTTCTGGTGCCTCTGGAGGCTCAGGCTGTGCTTTGGCGAGTTCTTCCTTGAAGATGCGACGGACTGTATAGCTGTCCAGTCCACCCGCGCCAGAGCGTGCAGGAAGTGCAAAGACATCCGAGACGAGGTGGGTGCTCTCTTCGTCCCCGTAGTTCTCGCTCTTCGTCGTATAGCCACTGTCGGTGTAGACCGATGTGACGATTGATATGTAGAAACCCATGCCGGATGGATCGGCAGGGACTTGCCAGTTCTTAGAGAATCGTTGCCCGCCCTTGTCTGTTAATTGGAGCGTCGTGATGAGCTCGTCCGTGTATGCGTTCCGAATGACCGCTTGCACGTAATAGGTGCTGGCGTCGAGGTGGTTGGCAATCTGCCGAACTACCGTGAAGTTCTGTTGCGGTTTAAGTGGAACGCTCATAGGCGGGCGCTACCAGCGGAACTCGCTCGTAGTGATGGTGGTTGAAGAGAATGCGTATGCGGTGATAGGTCCACACCCGTACTGATCTGCGGGATATGAGACGGTGGTGCTTGCTGCTTGCAGGTGTCCGATGGTCCCGCTTGGTGTCATGGTTGAGCTGAATGACAGCATGATTGGAGACGCGACGGTTGAGATTGTTCGTGATGAGCAGAGCGACGTTATAGAAGACGTGGCGGTGTCAGCGAACAGTGTCTTGTTCTGTTGCGGTCCAACGCCAATTGTTGACGTAGTTGCTAGCAAGGCAGACTGGCCAGGCGTGTTGGCATGTACATCAGTGTTCGGTGAGAACAGGATAGTTCCAACAACGATAGCAACAATCAGCAATGCGTAGAGCGCGGTGTTGATGGTGTTTTGCATGTGTGTGTTATTAGGGCGGGCTTTAGTGTGCCCTATCCCGCCCCCAGAAGGGGCAGGGAGGGAACGCTAGAATCCTAGGTCGTAGAAGACTTCGAGGTCAGTGTCCGTTGCTCGATAGAAGTCAAGCACAGCACATTCCCCGTCTGGGATTGCAAGTGTCGACGTTGCCTGCTGTGCATTCATTCCTGCGCCGAAGCCTAGGGTGAATGACGCATTGGCCGTCGTTGTCGCGTTACATAGAATGAGCTCTCGGTGATCGCCAGCATTGGGTACGAAGGAAGAGAGGGTTGAAGACGCTGGAAGTGTGGCGGTTATGCCTGTCACGTTCGGCGTAAATTCAATCATGTTCTCTACATCGAAGTCCGCTGCGAGGAAGGTGGCAGTCGTGTCGTCTGTTGACGTGGCACGGATGCCTCCACCTTCCGTCAAGGTCTCAACTACAGTTGTTCCGTTTACGGTGAGAGTGTCACCGGAAGCGATTGTAAGGTTGCCACTTCCGTCAAAGATAGTGACGCCGTTGATTGAGATGCCTTGTGCGAAGTCCTGTGTAACTGTGCTGTATACGCCACCAAGCGCATTGCCTCCGAAGAGTCCGAGTAATAGCGCAACTATGACTCCGACAATTCCGTATGTTTTCGAGATAGTCATGGTTGTCTTAGTTATACGCTATTAGTTTGGAGTCGTGTCAGAAGCAGTGAAGCTTGATGAGGCGACAGAGAGCTGAACGATCTGCGGAGCTTGGTCTTGGAAGACTTTGATGCCGTAGACAGTCCATGCAATGTAGTCTCGTCCGATCTTGCTTGAGACAAAGTTCTCTTCAAGGTCAGGGTTCTTCTGCACCACGAGAGACACAGACTTGGAGAGGGCAAAGAGACAGTGAAGCTGTTGTTTGCCGGTTGTCCAAACGTCTGCAGCTGCAGTGAGAGTTTCTGAGACCACCACGGTTCCCCATCCGCTTGAAACGAATGTCACAGTATCTACTGAGTTGTTTGCAGTAGCCGTGATGTTCTTAAGAAGGCGCTGGTTTGCCGTTGAGAGCGCAACACCTTGGGCAGTTGTGGTGCCTGGGGTGTTTACGAGAGCAGCGAGGTTTGTCGCAGCAGCGTCAGCAGAAGCACCGATCAAGACGTTTCCTGCGGTTGAGCCGAGAGTGGTCTTGAAGGTGAATGTTACGCCGTTGATGGTGACAGTGTCGCCGTCCGTAGGCTGTGTGGCAAGAGCAAGCGTTCCGGTCCATGGCAACGCGTTCGATACGAACAGGTTGAAGCCCATGAAGTAACCGGAGTAGCCGTTGCGAGAAACTTCGTCACCGAGAGTGGTGTCCTTACCTCCGAGGTAAAGCTCGATGTAGGTGAGGATTTCTGGTGAGATGATCGCAATTGGCATTCCCTCTGGCACTTCAAGCTTGGTGCCGGATTGGAAGCGCTTGTTGTAGACCACGTTCTGAAGGCGAAGCTTCTGCATCGCAGTCGTGAACGCGGTGGCTACGTTGTTCTGGGTGACGGTGTAGCCGTTGCCGGAAGTTCCAGCAAAACTGCCGTCGTCAAGCGAAGTACCTGCGCCTTGGTAGGCAGCAAGGAGCACGTCGCCGTCAATCTGGTTGACAAGCGCTTGTGCGAGCTTGCGTCCGTACTTTTGCTTGAGTGGAAGGTGCGCTTGGAGTTCATCAAGTTTCTTGATGTAGATCGAAGCTTCCTTCTCTTTGTTAATTGAGAGCGATTCCTCGGTGTCGGTAATCGCTTGGGTCGAGTAACCGCCGTCGCCTCCCATGTCATTGACCATGACGTCAGAAGCGTATGAGCGTTTTACTGTTTGACCCTTGGTGAGAGATGATTCAAGACGAGTATCAGCAAGGATTTGGTAGACAGGCTCCTTGTAGTGAGACATCTGGTATTCCGCTTGGAACACCGTCTTGAATGTCATCGTGTTGGGGTTTGCAGCCACGTTAAGTGATGATTATTCGTAGTAAGTCATCACGAGCTCAGAGAGTGAGCGTTAGGCCATGATCTTGCGCCCCTGACCATCTACGAGAAGTTTGTCGCTACGTGTCGCTTTCTTGTACTCAGCCTCCCACTTTTCATACTCAGCTGGAGAGAGTGTTGAGATGTCGACATTGGGGTCGAACTCAAACTCTGTCTCTGAGGTATCTGCGCGTCCCTTTCTTTCAGGACCGCGCTTTCGAGGGGAGACGAGGGCGTTGAGCGTGTTGCGCTTCTTGAAGGCGACGTAGTCCAACGATTTATCGTGGAACTCTTTGGTGTGAGAGAGTTTGTCTATCTCACCCTTTATCGCCTGCAATTCCTCTTCGTTGGCGGTTGGGAAGAGCTCTTTGATAGCTGGGAGAGCCTCGTTGAATTCCCTTTCAAATGCCTGTTGCTCAAGTGCCTTGCTGTTTTCGGCTTTCCATTGCTGGAATTCCTGCAAGTCTTTGACAACCGACTCAGGGAGCTCAGGCTTCATACCCTTACGGGCGAGTTCGATTAGTGTTCTGATCGCTTGAGGATCAGCCCCAATCTTCTCGGCGTATTCGGTGAGCTCATCTTTGGCCTCGCTCTCTTTGGGAGTCGTGTTGGCCTTGCTGAGTTCATCGAGCTTATTCTGGAGCTCGGCAATGTCTGCCTCTCTCTGTTCGCGCAGTTCTCGTTCCTGTTTCAACTTGTTTTTGCTTTCCTTGTAGTCTTCGTAGATCGAGCGCTTGCGCGGTGCTTGTGT